TTGAGTGGCCTTTTAACCACGTAGAACAAGAAGATACACTTACTGCAGGTGAAACACGTTACGCTTTTCCTAATGATATGAAAGTACCTGACATGGATAGCTTTCGTATTAAACGTAACTCTACATTTAATAATCAAACACAAAAATTAAAAATACTTTCTTATGAAGAATATCTTGACAAGTTTGTAGATAATGAATATAATACAAATGACACTATAAGAGGTTTGCCTAAGAGTATATTCCGTACACCTAACATGGAGTATGGCGTAGTACCACCCCCAGATAACGCCTATGAGTTAGTGTACGAATATTATAGATTACCTGTTGATTTAATTAATGCAACTGATGTACCTAGTGTACCTGAACAGTTTCGTTACGTTATAGCTGATGGGTCTATGTATTATGCGTATCTATTCAGAGGTAATACTCAAGATGCAAATATACAACAACAAAAGTTTGAAGCTGGTATAAAGAATATGCGTACACTTTATATTAATCGTTATGACTACTTGAGGGATACACGTATTCACCGTACTACACATTATTCTAATGCAACGAGAGTTAGCTAAATATGCCTACACAATGGCAGACATATCCTGTCGAGTTTAAGGGCGGGTTAATAACCAACATAAGCCCTTTACAGCAAGGTATTAACTCTCCTGGCTCTGCTCGTACTTTGCGTAACTTTGAGCCATCTATTGAGGGTGGATACAGACGCATAGAGGGTTTTAATAAATTTGACTCTACTACAGTACCACCTTACGGTATGCCTAAAGTACAAGGTAGTGGTCAAACAGGTACGTCATTAAATATAGCTAACATTAATACTGAACCACAAGACGGTGATACATTAACGATAGCTGGTGTAACAGGTACATACACTATTGCTGTATCAGGTGTAACTTTTAGTGCAGCTAATAACTCGGCTACTATTACGCTTACTACATCACTAGATAGTTCACCTGCTGATCAAGCTGCTATTACTTTTGGTAACACTGCTGATGTTATAGAAGGCTTGTACTACTTTAATCAGAACGCTATAGCTTATCGTAATGGTGATATATTTAAGTCTACTGGATCAGGTTGGACACAAATAAATGTACCTTCATACGGAACTGTATTAGTTAATGGTGGAAGTCAAACTGGTACAAGCTTAATAGTAGATGGACTTACAGGTACACCACAAGCAGGTGATACATTTACTGTAGCTGGTATTGAGAAAGTCTACACTGTTACGTCAGACGCTACAGTAACCTCTGGTGGTGCTACTCTAGCAATTAACCCTGCTTTAGCTTCTAGTCCTGCTGATAATGCAGCTATTACGTTCTTAGCTACAGAAAGAGCACTAGGTGGTGTAAATAGATTTACTAGGTACAACTTTAGTGGTACGCCTAGTGTTATGGTGGTAGACGGTACAAACAAACCATATAAGTATGATGGTACAACATTTACTGAACTCACTGCTGCACCAAGTGACGTAGACGCAGCGGAACATGTAGTAGCTTTTAAAAGCCAAATGTTTTTCGGTAAAGGTAGTACTTTAAGTTTTACTGCACCGTTTACTGATAATGACTTTACTGCAGCTAATGGTGCTGGTGTTATAAATGTTACGGATGACATTACAGGCTTAATAGTTTTTCGTGAACAGTTAATTATATTTAGTCGTAATAAAATACATAGACTTATAGGAAACACGATAGCTGACTTTCAGTTACAACCTATATCATTAGACATTGGTTGCATTAGAGAAGATACTATTCAAGAAGTTGGCGGTGATATTGCATTTGTTGGTCCTGATGGTATTAGACTACTAAGTGCAACTGATCGTATTGGTGACTTTGGTTTAGCTGTTGCATCAAGACCTATTCAAAGTGAAACTAACGTACTACTTAGTTCTAACACTAAGTTTAGCTCTTGTGTAATTAGAAAGAAAAACCAGTATAGGCTATTCGGCTACGCTGCAGCTATTAGTGAAGACTCAGCACAAGGTATACTTGGTACTCAGTTTGCTGATCAAACATCACAAGGTATGGCGTGGGCTGAAACTAGAGGTATACGTTCTTATGTAGCGGATAGTGTATTCTCTACTGACGATGCGGCTGAAGTAATTATATTTGCTAATAGTGACGGTTACGTGTATCGCATGGAGAGTGGTAACAGTTTTGATACTGCAAATATCTTAGCTTCATTTAGTACACCTTTCTTTGCTATGGGTGATCCACGTATAAGAAAGACTATGTATAAGCTGTCTACATATATTGACCCTGAAGGTTCAGTAGATGGTAACGCAACGTTAAAGTTTGACTTTGATGAACCTAGTGTTATACAGCCTACATCTGTATCTATAGCTAACACAACAGCTACAGTTGCATTTTATGGCGTATCAAGTTATGGTACAGGCAGTTATGGTGGTAAGCTTGTCTCTGTGTTTAACAATCAAGTAGTAGGTTCAGGTTTTGTTGTATCAATACAGTATATCTTTGAAGGAACAGATCCACCGTTTTCACTAGATGCAGCTACGTTAGAGTTTGCAGCGCACGACAGGCAATAAGGAAGAGAGTGAGTTATGGGAACAGGTTACACACGTAACGATACAGCAAACAATATTGCTGACGGAAACATTATAAATGCGTCTGATCTTGACGGTGAGTTTGACGCTGTACAATCAGCGTTTGACGCTTCAACAGGTCATACACACGATGGCACTGCAGGTGAGGGTGCACCTATTGAAACGATTGGCCCGACGCAGGACGTAGTAGCTACAGCTTCCGTACTACGCCCTAAGACGGACAATACAGTTGACCTTGGTACGACAACACTTGAGTATAAAGATCTCTTCCTTGACGGCACAGCCCATATAGATACTCTTGATGTTGACGAGAACGCAAGCATTACAGGTACGCTAGGTGTAACGGGAGCTACAACTTTAAGTTCAACTTTGGGTGTAACAGGAGCAACTACACTTAGTTCAACTTTAGGTGTTACTGGTGCTGTAACTTTAAGTTCTACTTTAGGCGTGACTGGAGCAGCTACACTTTCTAGTACACTTGCTGTTACGGGTGCTACAGGTATTGATGGTGACTTTGATATAAACACTAATAAGTTTACTGTTGCATCTACCACAGGTAATACAGCAGTAGCTGGAACTTTAGGTGTAACTGGTGCGACTACTTTAAGTAGTACTTTAGGTGTAACTGGTACAACGACTCTTGGTACAGCTAATATCACAACTGCTGACATTAACGGTGGTAACATTGATGGTACAATTATTGGTGCAACTACTGCAGCAGCAATTACAGGTACAACTATTACAGGTACTAGCTTTGTAACCTCTGGTGATATGACTTTCGGTGACAACGACAAAGCCATCTTCGGCGCTGGGTCTGACCTACAGATTTACCATGATAGCACACTCGGAACATCCCGCATTCAAGATGTAGGGACAGGCTCTCTGTATATTCAGGGCGATGGTGGGGTTGTAATAACCAACTCGACCGGAACATCTACGTCTGCGACATTTGCATCAACGGGTGCAACTAGTCTCAGCTACAACGGCACAACCAAATTCGCCACCACTGGCACAGGCGTAGACATCACGGGTACTTTGACCAGCGATGGGCTGACTGTGGATGGGCTTGTAAAGTCTGACACTGCAAGTAATGGCTTTAGGGTTCTTAAAGGCTCTAGTACATACTATGGAGAGTTGTCCGTTGACTACATTAGTAATGATGTTTTTACATATGTTGATAGCATTGCAGGAGCTTCATATAACGGTAGTGTAAAAATTCGCACAGCCAACAACGGCGGCTCTGTTACTGATAGGGTTAGAATAAGTTCATCTGGGGTCAGCTTCTACGAGGACACAGGCACCACGGCAAAGTTCTTCTGGGATGCGAGTGCTGAGAGTTTGGGCATTGGGACGACTTCGCCAGCTACGCCACTACACATTGTCACATCTGGAAACACCGCTGCAACATTTCACAGCACTACTGACAATTCTAATATTGTTTTCACAGATGCCAGTACAACAGCAAACGTAGCCATTGGTGCTGTATCTGGTAACAACTTTAGAGTGCAAGTCAACAACGCAGAACGTATGCGCATCGACAGCAGCGGTAATGTTGGCATTGGGACGACTTCGCCTAATGGTAAATTTGAAACATATTCAAATGCTGGTGTAGGAGGAGGTAATTATTCTGCATTAGTTGTTGACCAGACGAGT